GGGTAGGCGAAACGATAGTTACCGTTCCCGTCTTTAATCACAAGAGCTTTAATGATACGCTTTTTTTCGTCGTATTCAATTTCTGAAACGAAAAAAGAAACATCATTGCTTAAGGCTACATTTTTCGTTCGATTGTTGATATACGTTTCATATTTTTTTAGTATGAGCTGAATTTTGGGGGAACTGTATAATTCCCGCCCTATACCCCAATTAGTAGCAGCACGTTTAAAGGCGTCGGAAGCGCGCCCCTTATTCGCCGAAACGTTGGATAATTCGCCTACATCTTCTTTCGTTATCCACTCGCCATTATTCGCCTTGATTGATATTCCGCAGATGAAATCATTTCCTTCTGCCCTGTGCGTTCTTTGCCAGCTATCCGCCCCGACGTATCTATCTAAATAATACATATCAACACGAGCGTCTTTATAAAGCAGTAAATCTGCCTTGTAGTATTCAACACGTTCGCCTTGTGCATTCTCGGCATAGCACTTAATGATACGGTTAACGCGTATCTCTATATCTTCTGCGTTCAGTAATGGGAATTTAATCTGCATAGCTTTGCCCTTCTTTCTCATTAGTAATCCTTAAAGTTTGATTAAGCACATATTTAGTTATATTATTTATGTGTAGCGGCTTACTCCTTTTTTACGTCTGTGCGTCTTGTGCAGGCGTTTTTTTATTCGTCAAAATCCACTGTTAAAGCTAGATGTTTTTCAAAAAATAAGTCTTTCAAAATCTCGACTAATGTTTTAACATCCGCCTTTTCTTCTGAATAGCCAACTATGTTGCACAAATCAACATATTCAGTATTGAGCGAGCCGGATTTAACAACTTGCGTAACAAATTGATTTATGTTATCGCAATGATAGACTTGTGACGGCTTTACAGGCGTCAAGTAACCGTCTTTATTCGGCATTAAAGGATTTAATATGACCCTCATTTCAAAATCACCAGCAGCGCAAGAACTGCGCTTATAAAGTAAAGTAAATTCAGTAAGCAATGTCGCTGATTGCTGACCGTGATAAAAAGTAAATTTAATATCTGACTAAATGTGTCGAATACCGCTGTTGCGGCAACAACACCAGTCCCTAACGCCATTAACACAAACCTCATTTGTAGCCCCCCTTTATTCTCATTATAAAGCGAATACAAGAAGGTGTCAAGTGAATTTTGAAAAAAATAAAAAGAAAAAATCCCTAGAATGTATAGCTGCATTCTAGGGATAACCTACTAAGATTTTTTTAATAAATCATACAGAAAGAATACTTGTTTTAAGAAGAAAAAAATTGTTCTTGTGATGTTCTTGCTACTTAATCGACGTTAGAAACTACCGGGAGCGGCTTTTGATTCGTTTGAGAACAGGCATTGCCCCCCCTAACGCATATTGTAATTACATTTAAATTATAAGCTCCATTGCTAAAAAGTCAAGCTAAAAATTTTTACAACTTTTATTTTTACTATATCTTGTGATTTTATAGGCTAATTCCCCTGTTTAAATACTATATATAGTTTATACACAGAGTTATCCACATTATCCACAACTAGACAAATTTATCAAATTCGATTAAAATAAAAAAGCAGCAACTCTTTACAGAGCTGCTGCCTCATAGGAAAACGTAAGGAATTTCGCAATGTCAATAAAAATGTATGCCGACACTAATTATCAACTTATAACCTTATAACCTAAAGCAGGGTAACCGCCTAAACTTATAGCCTATAGAGGTTATGGATACTTTTTCTTACGCCTATATAGAAATTATATCTAAATTTTTAAGTAATGTCAATACAAAAAAGTAAATGCTGACACTAGATTTTAACTAAATATAGAAAAAATTCCTTACCTCTATAGGAATGACACAGAATAACCCCACCTGTGTATAAAAAATGGTTGGTGCTGCAACGAGCCAAGTTTATAAAGTCGTTGCCCCTACTGATTTTCTAATTGCAAAAATCAGTAGCCGCTTTAGCTGTAGTGGGCTTTATGCGGGGGGGAAGTTGGCAGAGGTCAACCTACTCTGGTATGGTGTATATACCTTTAGACAGGCATAGTCTATAAAATATACGGCTGGCGGCAACGGGCGCAGAGTGCGCGGGGGTAAGTCATGGAGCGTGGGACGTTGGGGACGCTATGAAATGGCTAGCAATTCAACTATACAGCGACGGCGGGGACGCAATCGCAAAAACCTCTTTTCAGTAGACAGTAGTAATACTGTGTACTGTTAGGGGTTTTTCTGCCTACCAGCTTCTAACAGGGACTATATTTTTTATTACCCTATTGACAAACAGAACAGAGGGGGGCTATAATATAAGTAAAGATAGGAGTTGATAATTTGTTTGAGTGGAAAACAATAATTAAAGTTGCTGCCGCCGCTGGATTAGTGACTTTTGCGGTTAAATTAAGTGCCGGACTTGCCGAAGTGTTGATAGAATATCCTATATGGCGCGGCTGGTTAGGTGGACTGTAGAATGGCTAACATGATAAAGCAGTATGAAAAAGTTAGGGCTTTCAAGTGTTCTAGCAAAGAGTTTCCCGAGCTGGGAATAGTTATAGCCTTTGCCTACAACTACAGTGAGGCTAGGAATCTAGCTAAAGGAGTATTCAAAGAGGTTAACCCGGCAGTAAGGTATTTAGGCATTAGGGCAAGTATCGTATTAAAAGACGTACCCCAAGAATTGAATAATAAGGTATGCTTTAACGAGAATCACGAAGGGTATGAATTAGTTTCAGAATTTTTGTAAAAAGAAAGGGGTAAAACACTATGCTACAACCTATGGATTATTCAACGAAAGAGGAATTTATTAACGACCAATACGAAAAGTTATCAGAAACAGGGAAAACAAAATTCAGGATGAAAGTTGCAAAAAAAAGCATTGATTTAGATAGAGCTTTATATCTATGGTCATTTTTTGGCTGGTTTGGTTTTCACCAACTTTATTTTAAAAATTATGGCGCGTTTTTCGTTCGCCTTTTTACAATGAGTTGCTTTTTAACTTTATGGTTTAAAGACCGCTTTACCATTAAAGATGACGTTAAAAAATATAATACAGAAGTCGAATTACAAGCGATTTTAGAATTGATTTAGGGGGATAATATGAACGCTCAAGAAGCAGCTAGGATATTAGCTAAAGAAAACGACAGTGTTGTCGTTGTGGGAATAAGAAGGGAAGCAACAGGCGATTTGATCAGCGACGAATGTTTTTTAAATTTAGACGAATTTCATGCAGCCGTAGTGTGCGCGAATTTAGTAGGATACATTTTAAAAATTCAAAAGAGGAAAAACTCTATAGACCACATATTGAAAGGCGTCAAGCAGTTAGTTGATGTGGGTATTCCGTTAGATGAAAAAACAGAAAGGGGCTTATAGCTATGGCAAAGAAAAACGGCAGCTTAAAATTAAAAATTGCAGCTTGTAAAAACTGCAAAAGTCAGCCAAGACTAAAATTGGGACTATCCTTTTACTTTGAATGTAACTGCGGACAGTCTATATCAGGCGCATATGGTGACGGAATTCTTGAAACGACTAGAAAATGGAACGAAGCCCAACGCGAGGACAAAAATGTTTGAAAACCAAAACTTAAATAAAAATCGTGTGCTACCGTCTGCTATGATATTAGACAGATTGAGCATAGAATGTATTGCTAAAGCTGCAACGAAAGAAAAAATCATAGAAAGCTGCTGCATTTCTAGCACTAAATTAGTTGAAAATTTAGTAAAAAGCGAGCCGCAATACAGTAAGATTGTAGAAAAAATGGCAGATGTATATATATCATTATCGCAGCTATTGATAGCTTTACCGATACGGGACGACGATTTAAACGCTGCCATAAAACGTAAAGTTTCGAGAAAGCTCAAACATAATCCGACATTAATTAAATTTTGAAAAAGCAGGGCTTTTGCCCTGGAAAAACTATGATAATTATCCCGAGCAGAGTATTGTAAAATAAAAGCGTTGGTAGCCCCGGTAAAGAAGGTGAAAAAATGGTAGTAAAAAAGCAATCCGCAAAGACAGCACAGCTATACGCCTATTCTTTTGATAGGGAAACGTGGCAAGGTGATTTCAATAGCCGAGAAGAAGCAATGCAGGCAGCTATAAGCGACGAAAACACCAAGGAATACCTAGCAGTATACACAGGGATTGCAAAGCTGTACACGCCAGCCTTAAAATCAGAAACAGTATTGGATATCTTAAAGATTGAAGCTGACGAGATAGCAGGAATTGCTGCTGCTGATTGGTTAAAACTAGAAGATATATCAGAAGAAGCCTGTTCCGAACTAGAAAAAACATTAACAGCAGCCGTTATGAAGTGGCTTGAAAAACATAGCTTAAAGCCCGATTTTTATGAAAGAATAAGCAGCGTACAGGCGCACGGCATAGACGATTACTTTAAAAAGAAATAAGGGAACACCCCTTGTTTTTACTGTGATATAATATAGTAAAAACAAGGGGTATATTTTATGTGGACAAATTTATATGAAAACCTTAAATATATAATTAACAGGTTTGCGAATATTGATGTATGGGCATATGCTATAGCTATATGGACGTTTGGATATAAGACATTCGGTGAAGGTTTTTGGGGCGTCGTGATATTAGCTTTTGGATTAGTGCTTTATGATACATTTTTAAAAATCGTATATATCAGCAAAAAATATATACATGAAAATTTGACGCCGGATATACCTATTGAATTTATCTCACTCCGTAAAGCCCTATATTACTGCCTTAAAGGTGAAACGTGGAATAAGACTTATTTAAACAGTGCCGCCCTTTCAAGGGTTATAGAAAAATTGCTGGTTTACAATGCTAGTTTAGTCATTGCATTTTATGCTGGGCAAGTAGTTCCGAATATTAAATTATTTTCAACAAATTTAATTTTAAACGACTTTTTGCCGGGTGTTATCACAGTATGTATATTAGTCGTGGAATTATCCAGCATAAACGAGAATCTAATAAAGTTAGGATATAGCAGTATTGCTAATGCAGTAAAAAAGGTTATTGACTATGTTGTTAATAAATTTTTGTCTACCACGAAATAACGTGCTAAAATGGTAAAAAGGAGTGATAAACATGGTGAAAGAAATCCAATTTCAACGCAGCAAACAACGTATTTTTGCTATGGGCGAAAATTATAATGTCATTGGTGATTGGGAATGTCGTGACGATTTTGTTCCGGGCTACAACGAAGCAGGCGACCCCCGTGGAAGCTTACCGGACGGCGTTTATACAAACGTAAGCGCAGAAGTTACTAACGGCGCATATGGCGCAGCTTATGGCACATTCTATATCACTACCCACGACCCCCGAGCAAGAGATATTCATGGCGGCGGCAGCGGCTTGCCTAATCCGTTTGCAGGGCGTCAAGGCTGGGTGCCAACTTATGGCTGTCTGCGTATGCAGAATATCGACGGTGAAGAATTAAGCAGAATGATTATCGCAGCAGGAAACAACGTTGTTTTAACAGTAGTACCATAAAAAATACTTAAATATTTACGTCACAAAGGTAACCGTATCAGTTTGACAGGCTGGCGGGCAATACCAAAAAAGCAGGGCAAATACCCTGCTTTTTTATTTCGCAATTTTCAAAAAAACACTTGACAACAGAACGAGGGGGGGCTATAATATAGACAAGAGGTAAGGGAAAACAAAACAAAAATAAAAAATAAAAAATAAAAAATAAAATCAGAGAGGATAGGCTACTTATGATTTTTATGGTAAATGATAAAAGAATTGAAATTTATATCCACGAAGTTGGGAAAAAAACTAAATTCCCTGTGTTCGTGACATTACCGCCAAGTATCATCAGAAAAGTAACATTCTTAAACAATGAAGAATGTACGACATCAGAATCAAATTTAGAAACAATTCTTATTGTAGCTCAAAAAACATTGAATTTATGGAACGAAAAAGCTGAACAAGAAAGCGAAAATCCGAGGTATTTCAAACTTTGCAAGGTGGAGTTATAAAAATGTTTTTAGAAAATGGATTAAAAGGGCTGGTAATAAGTCTTGTTACTGGTATAATTGGAATAGTAATCACGTATTTATTTTGGTGGATTTACCAAAAAATAAAAGGGGGTTAAATATGTGGAACTTAATAAAAGCAGTATTACTAGCCTTATTATTGCTGCCTGTGCCGGGCTTGTGCTGGGCGCAGGAGCAACCTATTACTATTACGCCCGGGCAGGCGGCGAAATGGACAAGCGACTTGCAGCAGCTACAGCAGGAATTAACGCAGCTAGAGAACAGCAGCAACGAGAAATCGCAGAGTTACAGGGACTTGTTATCGCGTTACAATCAAATGTCGGAGATAGTAAGCAAGTTACAGAACAAATTAGAGATAGCCGAACAGAACTCGAAGAACTTAACAGAATCCTTGACAGGGAAAACGCAGCAGTTAACGAGCTTGATATCCGAGAAACAGCAGACAGAGAAGCTATTAGAAGAAGCAAACAAATTGTTGACAGCATACTCGGAGAGCTGCAAGAAAAAACTGGCAATCATTAAAAGGCAGCGAAATGCCGCTTATGTAGTTGCGGCAGCCGCTTTAACCTATAGCATTATAAAAAAATAAAAAAGGAAGTGCCGAAATGTCAGACAAAATTAAGTCGTTAAAAGAAGAACAGGTAAATTTAAGCCCAGAAAAAGAATTGAAGCCTTACTACGTAAAAATCACCGTTGAGCAGCAAAAGCAGTTTGAAACAACAAAAAACGCTATAGCTGAACACAAGCGATACACAGAAGCGACGGCAGACGCCGCCTGTGGTTTTGTATTAAAAAATGGGTTAGAAAAATTAACAGCCAGCCCGGAAGCGGCTAAACAAGCGGCTAATTTATTCAAAGACGCTTCACTTTTAATCACTGAAAGCAATGTATTAGAGTGCCTTAACCAGCATATTATAGGCTTGCTTGAAAATAACAAATTGGATTTAGTTAAATTGGTTGAAAGCCTAGAAGATGAAGAATTAAAAACTCTTGCCGAGCTGGTCAGTGTGCGCCTTAATAAAGGCACAGAAACATTAAAAGACGGAGAATAAAATGAGGGGGTTACTGGGCAGAGATAATCCTTTAGGCAGTGCGTTCGAGCTAATCAACAAGCGTATAGAAGAAGAAGCGAAAGCGGAAAAAGCAAAGCAAGATTTGACTTACTGGAATGTAACGAAGAATTGCTTAAATTGCACTAAAAATTTAAAGTGCAATCTACCACGTTCCGCAAGAAATGCGCGTTGTAAGTACTTCGAGCCGTCAGAGTATCACTTGGCAGAAATCCGTAAACACAACTATGAAGTAAGCTTGCGGCGTCGGAAAAAACTTAAATCGTAATACCAAAAAGCAGGGCAAATACCCTGCTTTTTTATTTTGCGATTTTTCAAAAAAAGACTTGACAACAGAACGAGGGGGGGCTATAATATAGACAAGAGGTAAGGAAAAAATAAAAAAATAAAGGGAGCGATACTATGATTAAAGAAGATAGAATTATAACTAGAAAAAATTTAAAACAACTTTGCGTTGACTTTGATTTATACACTCTTGGAACTTCCGAAGAATATGAGGAAATGTTAAAAAAGTGCAGTATTTGAAGGACATCTGACGACAGAAAGAATTGTAGAGATAGCTAAAAACATTTTAGAACATAGCGAAACAGATATTGAATTAGGGAGTTTATGCGCGGAAATCAATAGAGCTGCATACACCTTTTTTATAGAAGAAGAAAAAGAGATAGCAAAAGAGATAGATACATATAAAGCTGAGTATTTTTTAATTATTGATGGTATTAAAATAAATTTTTGTTTTAATACAAAAGAAGAAGCAATATACAGAGCGAAACCTTATTGGAAAGCTGCAAAAAGTATAGAAATTTTAACAGTAGAAACCAAAAAATATATTGAAAAAACGCAGGAAACCATAAAATAACAACGAGGGATAAAATGATAACTGCATTTTTAATAGGCACATTATTATTTTTGGCAGCCTTTATGATAAATATTTATATTATTCGCAGATTTTAAGGGAGTGATAAAGTGATTAAATTAAAAAAAGAAAAGAAAAAAGATTTTGTTTGCGACGGGTGTGGAAAAGGTTATATTGGGGCGAGCCGGAACAGCTTTATTATCCGCGTAGCCGGATACGAAACCTATAATATTCAGCTTTGCAATGCTTGTTTATTATCGTTAAAGAAAAAAATCAATAAAGAGGAGAATGAATAATGCAGAATATCAGCATTGAAGCAGCAAAGGCAAAAGGATTTATAAGCGGCTACCGTGTTGGACGAATTATTTTAGCTTGCTCAATTGAACCCTGGAAATATGGAAAGCTGCTTAAAGAACTGCGGGAAGATTGCACGAATATATTTAAATTCCATACCGGACGACGCACACGATATTACTACGACCCCTTCGAGGTATTGAAAAAAATCAAGGGATATAAGCAGTACGGCAACAGGCATTTAAGCAAAGAAAAAATTGATGAATACTGCAATTCGGTAAAAGAAGCTAAAGAAAAGAGTTTAGAAAAATGATTGATTGCCTAAAATGCTACCGCCTGCGCCGCCATAATGATACTGTTTACTGTCCGTTTTTAGACCTAAAAGAATGCGTTAGAGGGGAACATTATATAAACATTGCAAGCCTGCCGTTTAAACCCAAACAGGAAGAAATTCCCCCCCTGCCGCCGAAAATGGTGAAAGCAATTCCACCGTTTAAACCACACCCAAACAGCCCGCACGATTGGGAAAAGTTTCATAATCAAATTTTTGAAATGAAAAATAACGGCGTCAGCTCATATAAGATTGCTGCCGCATTGGGACTTCCACAAACGTCAGTATTTAACTATATGAAACGATACGAGCAGCCTTGAACGATTTTAAACAACAAGCGCAACACATTACACCTAAAACAAATAAAAAACGCCCATATGGAGATTATGGCGACGGAAAGAGGTAGAAAATGGACAACAAACTAGATATAAACGTAACGGAAAAGAAAGTAAGTGATGAAAACATGCTAAAAACAGTAGAAGAAGCGTTAATGAAAAATGAACTCTGCTTATTTATGGGTGAAACGGGTACTTTTATGACTACAGGAACACAGGACGACGCAGAAGAAATCTTTTTGAAATTGCAAAGTGTTTTGCTTGCAGGCTTTTTGAGCATGGAAAAAGCAACAGATTATGATATTGAACAAATTTTATTACTACAACTAGAAGCAGTGAAAGAAATAAAAAAAGAGCTTTCAGGAGTTACCCCCC